AATAATAATACAATAATAAGGTGAATAAAATAATCAACTCAATAACAATAGTAGGAGGAGGTTCTACTGGTTGGATAACAGCCGCCCATCTATCTAAAAACTTACCATCTAACGTAGATATAACGTTAATCGCTTCTAGTAAAATTGGCACGATTGGAGTGGGGGAAGGAACTCAACCATTTACTACTGCATTTTTACAAGAATGTGGATTACAGCCATGGGATTGGATGAAAGACTCCGATGCTACCTTTAAGTTGGGTGTAGAGTTTGTAGGTTGGTCAGACAACCCAATTTTTATCGACAATGATACTCAAGAAATGGCAGTGCTTGGTCCAGGAATAATGATGCATGATTATGTATTAGGAAAGAATATCTCCAAAAAAGACTTTGCAAATTGGACACCTTCTTATAGGTTGGCAAAAGAGAACAAGTCCCCTAAATGTGGTGATCCAAGGTTAGATTTCACCCAAGGGTACACATCATTACCGTGGGACGCGTATCATTTTAACGCAGATCGGTTAGGGGAGGTATTAAAGAAATCTTGTATAGACAAGGTTAAGTACATAGACGACCTGGTAACCAACATAGAAACTGACGATAATGGTATTGCCTTCTTAGAGACAGAACATAATGGGTTATTAATATCGGACCTTTATATCGACGCAACTGGGTTTAAGTCTATGTTATTAGAGGGTGCACTAGGAGAAGAATTCGACTCCTTAGAGGACACTTTATTATGTAATCGTGCGATTGCAATACCTACACAATACAAAGACAAAGAACAAGAGATGCACCCATATACTAAGTCTATTGCAATGAAATCTGGTTGGAGGTGGGCTATACCAACGTTCTCTCGGATAGGAAACGGTTACGTATATTCTGATAAATATTGCACCCCAGAAGAAGCGGAGCAAGAATTGAGAGAATCAATTGGTGATTTTGATACTCCTGCAAATCATATTAAAATGAAAACAGGAACACATAAGAATATAGCAATCAAAAACGTATATGCTACTGGACTTGCGGCTGCCTTTGCAGAACCACTAGAAGCCACGGGTATTACGTTTTCAACTAAGGGTGTCCAAAACCTAACGTCAGCTTTGTTAAATAACAATATGCAATATAATGAAAAGGTGGCCAAATGGTTATCGGATGAGTATCATATGCAGGTAAATGAAATTGTAGATTTCATATTCTTACACTACCACCTTGCACCTAAGAACGACACACCGTTTTGGAAAGCAGTACACGAAATAGATATTCCAACAACAACACAATCAATCTTAGATAAATTTGTAAATTCACCACCTCACCATTTAACAGAAAAACCACTGTTTACTATGTTTCATGTTGGTCAATGGTTTGAACTGATACATGGATTTGGTGCATATGATAATGAGCCGTTAGGAAAGGAAGTTCAATTTGACATCAATATAGAAAATTATGGTGATATTATGTGGGAAACATATACTTCTAGAACAGACAAAGAAATTGAATTATTTCCGAATCATTATAAATATTTACGAGACTTTTATCAATAGATTACCTCCATATAATTAAGTAGTTATATGGAGGCGATTTCGACTCATAATAACCAAACGACATTAGTGTACGTCTTAATCAGAAAATAATTATCTGGACTCACTTTACACAGTTTTGGATATTATCAATTAAATGATAAGGAGAAATAAAAATGGAAATTTTATTTGCATTTGTTTTAAAGAAACAAGTATATTTGTTATATTTGTTGGGAGTTATGATATCAGCAGGTATTATTAAAGAGAGAGAATACTTTAATGACCTATTCAATATTATTGTAGGTAAGATTAAATCAAAGAGATTGATTGTAACATTGACATCTCTTGTGACTGGTGTCTTACCTATCCCTGGAAGGGTAACAGTATCAGCAGGAGTGTTAAGTACATTAGCGCCTGATGATGATACTCATGAGCATAGAAAGTCAAGATCAAAGTTTGGTATTATAGATTATTTAGCGACCCATCACTATTACTTGTGGAGTCCGTTAGAGAAAACTATCATTGTTCCTATGGCAGCCCTTGGTTTAAGTTACTCAGAGATGTTATCATACACTGGAGGATTGTTAGCAATAACTGCGTTCTATATTGGGTGGTATATATTTGGTAAGATGTCGGAAGATGACATTACATTAAATGTTAAAACTCAACCAATTAATTGGAATCGTTTAATGTTTGGGGCAATGCCTTTATTTGTGGCAATCGGTGCATTAGTTGCTGGTGGTACTCATTGGATGACCTTTGGTATTCTAACTGTGTATTATATTATGTATTCGGGTATCTTTAGTTTATCTAAATTAAATTCCTTTGTAAATTGGAATTTAATGGGTGTGCTTGCTTTAGTTATTATTGCATCCAATATCGTAGGTTCTAATTATGCCGAAATTAAGTCATTCTTAGAAGCATCAAGTGTTCTTGATATGAATACTTTAATTGGATTTTTGAGTATTTCTGCTATTGCATACGGTTCTTCGTTTTTATTGGGATCGTCTGGTAAATATGCTGGTATTGTTGCGTTACTTGCTATGATATACGGTGTTGAATATTTAACGTGGTTCATTGCGTTAGAGTTCTCAGCATACTTAATTAGTCCAACACATAAGTGTACTCATATTGGTCGAATGTATTTTGGCACTAGTATGAAGAAATATTATGCTGTTGTTAGTTTATGGACGGCAATTATGATTGGTTATGCGGCTCTGGTAACATTACCATAAGTATTAAACCACCTTCGGGTGGTTTTTTTACGTCTATTATAAGAGACTTGTTTATATAAATATAGTAATTACGTAAATAAATTATTATACAAGGAAATTCCCAATGGAAGATTTAAACAACATTAGGGACTCTATTGATATTATGAAAGAACGAATCACTCGCCTCGAAGAAAAGATGAAGACTGTTTATCACAGAACACAACGCATCGAGGATAAGTTGGATAAGTTGATTGAGCAAGGACAGGGTCAAAATATAGACATTGCAACAAATCAAATTCAAATCGGAAATGGTGAGAGAATGTTTTGGCTTGTGGCGTCCGCAGTAATTGGATTAGTTATGTATTGGTTAAAGGGTTAATATTATGATTGAATTATTATTTGATTTTGAGATGTTTTTAAGTATTATGGTATCCACATTAGGTTTCGGTGGATTCTTTTTCACACTGAAACATAGAAAGTTTTATTCTGTGTGGGCAAGGTCATCAATATTATTGGGGTCGTTGACTTCATTTTTACACCTATACAACTTTGAATATATCAGAGAAACTTTGTTGATGTCTGAATATGCTATGGTTTGTATATTAGTAGAGACAATGTTTAGTTTATCTATATTACTATTCACATTTACTATATTAAGGTTCAAATGGAAATGGCAGGTTGACGTACATAATCACTGTACGGCTGCCGAATGTCCTCTTGTTCAAAAGTATAAATAGTATTAAAATAAGAGAGTTATTATGGCAAAGGTACAATCAGCAACAGAATTAAAAGAATACGCATACCGTAGATTGGGTTATCCAAAGGTAGAAATACAAGTGGACGATACTCAGGCAATGGATCGTATTGACGATGCTGTTCAATTATTCGTAGAACGACATTTTGATGGTGTTGAAGAAAAGTATATCACTATCACGTTTGATGCTACAGATGAAGCAAATCAGTATATCACTATGCCAGATGATGTGATTGCCGTTACTCGCATTTACGAACCTGGAAGATATTCTTCAGAAGCAATGAGTGATGTTAGATATAAAATTATGTTTGACCAAATGTTCGATATGACTAAAGTTAGTATGCAATACTACGAAATGACTATGCAGAACCTTTCTATGATATCTGATTACTTTAATCCAGACAGAACATTCACATTCAACAAAGCAAACAATCGTTTATATTCTCATTCTGGAACAATCTTAGGTCCATCTTGTAAAGTTAAAGGTGTTTGTTCTGATGTTGCGTTTACGACTGATGCTACTTGTACTGCTGGTGCAGGAACTTGGACAGCATATTCTTCTGAGTCAGTTTGCGAAGCAGCTGGGTCATTGTGGTACGAAGGAAGTAAAATGATGCTTCGTGGTTTTGTTGGTTTAAATCCAGACGAAACTGCTGGCTATGCTCTTGATGTATATAACGATGAGTGGATGAAGAAGTACACTACTGCTCTTATTAAGAAGCAGTGGGGTTCAAATATGAAACAATTTGACGGAATGCCATTACCTGGAGGAATCGTTGTTAATGGACAACAACTCTGGGATGAAGCAAACGAAGAAATTCTAAGATTAGAAGAACAATTCTCGCTTGAGTATGAAATGCCAACTAACTTTTTGGTAGGTTAATCAAATGGGTATGTTTGACAATATGTCCAAATCAACAATGATTAAGGATATGGTTGAAGAAATAGTAGAAACCATTGGATTCTCCGCTAAGTATCTACCACGTAAGTATAAAAACTTAGATCCAATTTTTGGAGAAGATCCAACAAGTCATTTTGATACGGTATGGACTTTGAATATTCTCGTAGACGAATATCAAGACTACGGTGATGTTGGAGATTTCTATTCTAAATTCGGTGTTCAAGTAACAGACGAAATGAAGGTGTCTTTTACTAAGAAATCATTTGCAGAGCAAACAGTTGCAACGGATGACGATATGCCGATTGCTGGAGACTTATTATACTTTGGAGACCTTGAGGCATTGTTTCAAGTATCGTTCGTAGGCAACGATTCTTCGTTCTACCCTACACCAGATGGCCCTCAACACGTATGGCAATTAACCCTTAAACCTTGGGAATATGGTCATGAAGATATTGTTGTTGCTGATTCTGAGATAGAAGGACTAGAAGCAGATATTAAATCTAATTTGAATAACGAATTAGGCACACCAGATTGGGATGTAGAAGACGACGATGTATTAAACTTCGAAGAAATGAACCCATTCGGAACAATAGGATAATATTATGTTTGGAACTACTTGGTATCATGGGACTACACGTAAACTTATTGTAGCATTTGCGTCAGTATTTAATAACATTCACGTACAAAGAAAAGAATCAGACGGCACTTTAGTTACAGATATTAAAGTACCTATCGCATATGAGTCTCAAATGAAGTATATGGCGAGATTGATTAAAGATTCTAAAAAGAATAGACAAGTCCCTAGAATGGGATTTATCATGAATGGTATGGAGATAGACCCTGCACGTTCTATGAATCAAATGAACGAATTATCATTTGCACACGATTCAGACGATACTAAAATGCATAAGATTTATGCACCGATACCGTATAATTTTAACTTTACATTAGATGTTTATGTAGATTACATGGACGATGGTTTACAAATTATTGAACAAATCGTTCCTTACTTTCAACCAGATTTTAACGTTGTTATTGAAGAAATCCCAGCATTGAATATAGAACGTGATATTCCTATTGTTCTCGGTGGAATCACAATGACTGATGAATTTGAAGGTGAATTTGGCGAACACAGAATTGTCAATTGGACATTAGATTTTGTAATGAAAGGTTGGGTTTATCCTCCTGTTACCGATGCTAAAATTATTAAAGAAATTATTACTAATTACAAACTTGCTGGGGCAGATGGCGATTTTGATTTTTCAAACTCTCCTATTATGGAACAAGTTAGAGAATCGGTCAACCCGATGACATCAGATGTTGATGACCCGTGGACAACTAAAGTCGAAGCAGGACACCCTGACAACCCTGATGACGCAACAGACGTTGATACTATGAGTGAAGTTAAGTGGCCAGTAGAGTAAACAGTGAGATTATATTATGACAAAGAAAACAGTGAACGAAAAATTAGACGATGAACTTTTAGGTTCGAGTGATATCATTATGGAGTTTGAAAATCCAGAAGAAATTATGGAGGCTGCAGAAATCGTTTTAGAAGAAACTAAAGCAATGTCTGAAAATAAAGAAAGAGGTATTGTCCCTAAAAGAGAAGTTGTGTCTAATGCTATGACAGGCGATTTAGACGATGACTATGAATTCGCAAGAGATAATTTATACAATCTAGTAGATAAAGGAAACGAAGCACTAGAAGGTATTATTAGTCTTGCGAAAGAAATGGAACACCCAAGAGCATACGAAGTTGCTTCTGGGTTAATTAAATCTGTTACAGATACAACGATGGAGTTGTTGAAGATGCAGAAAGAACTACAGATTATGAAAGGGGAAAAACCATCAGGCAACTCAACGACCAATAATAATTTATATGTTGGTTCTACTGCTGATTTACAAGCATTATTAAAGGGTAAAGATTTAAAATGATATCACAAGAACAACAAGTAAAAAACGAAATATTAGTTAAACATAAAAAAGAAACTCGCTTACAGTCGTTTGGTATGATTATAGGTATTATGACTACGATGTTTGTAGCAATGACTATGATGGATATGTTTAAATTAGTACAGGTTATGAAAGTCGAACAAACAGTAATTAAAGCATTTGTATCTGCTAGAACAGGAATGCCTTTAAAAGTTCAAAAGATTGCTAGAGAAGAATTGAAACTACACAGACAAGAAGATATTATCAAATTAGAAGAATTGGATTTGAGAATTTTATATTTAGAAAAACAACACGAATAAACAAAAACACTTTATATTATGGCAAAGACAATTTATCTAGGAAATCCTAATCTTAAACGACAAAACGTTGAGATTGATTACACCGAAGAACAAATTCAAGAATATGTGAAGTGTCGGGACGACCCTATTTACTTTGTGAAAAATTACATTCATATTGTAAACCTTGATAAGGGTTTGATAAAATTTGAATTATATCCTTTTCAAGAAAATTTAATCAATACAATACATACAAACCGTTTCACAATCGTGAAATGTCCACGTCAGTCTGGTAAATCACAAACGTCTCTGGCGTTTATGCTTCACTATATTCTATTCAACGACCAAAAGAATGTTGCTATACTCGCCAATAAATCGGCAACGTCTAGAGAACTTCTTGGTAGACTTCAATTTGCATACGAGAAGTTGCCGATGTGGTTACAACAAGGTGTAATGGAATGGAACAAAGGTTCTATTGAACTAGAAAATGGTTCTCGAATCCTTGCTGGTTCAACATCTTCAAGTTCTATTCGTGGTTACTCATTTAACCTAATTTTTCTAGACGAGTTTGCATTCGTACAACAGGGTATGGCAGAAGATTTCTTCCGTTCAGTATATCCTACAATTTCTTCAGGTAAAGATTCTAAAGTAATTATAGTATCAACACCCAACGGAATGAACCACTTTTATAAAATGTGGTTAGATGCCGTTGAACATAGAAACACATACAAAGCATTTGAAATTAATTATTGGGATGTTCCAGGACGAGATGCCGCTTGGAAGGCAGAAACTATTGCCAATACTTCCGAAGAACAATTCAAACAAGAATTCGAATGTGAGTTCTTAGGTTCGGCAGGTACATTAATCAACCCCGCTAAATTACATTCTTTGGTAATGAGAGATCCGATATATAGAAAAGACGACTTGAAGGTATATGAAGAAACAGTAGAAAATCATTCATACGTAATTGCAGTTGACGTTGCTGAGGGTAGAGGACAAGATTATTCATCAATGAATGTTGTTGATGTATCAAAACTACCTTTTGTTCAAGTTGCGACGTATCGGTCAAATGAAATTTCCCCACTATTATTCCCACATTACATAATGCAAGTTGCTCAGGCATATAACGAAGCAACCGTTATTATTGAATCAAATGGTCCAGGAGCAGAAGTTGCTAATATTCTACATTACGACTTAGAGTACGATAACACCATTAACGAATCTGGTGTTCATAATAAACTTGGTAGAAAAATGACTAGTCGTATTAAGGCAATTGGTTGCTCAAATATGAAAGATTTAATTGAAGGTGATAAATTAATAGTCAATGACCCAGATACCATCACAGAACTATCTATGTTTGTGACCAAAGGTAAATCTTGGGCTGGTGAAGGCGACGGTCATGATGATATGGTTATGGGTCTAGTTATGTTTAGTTGGTTATCAACTCAACCAGAGTTTAAAGAATTGACTGATATGGAATTGCGAGTAAGGTTATATGCAAATAAGATATACGAAATTGAAGAAGAATTAACCCCATTTGGATTTATCGACGGCGATGGATACGAAGACGGTGAGATAGTTGTAGAGGGCGGTGAAGTGTGGACAGTCCAGCCTGGAAGTATGTTGTTCTAAAGTTTGGTTTTTTATAAATAGTTGTATCGAAATAATAATGTTTCGACAAACTTATTTTTTAAATATAGGAGAATGACAATGGGATTTCAATTAAGTCCAGGCGTTCAAACAAAGGAATTTGATTTGAGTACGTCTATCCCTGCAGTTGCTACCAGTTTAGGTGCTACAGTTGGTCGCTTTACATGGGGACCTTGCTTTGATGCAACTTTGGTAGCCTCAGAGAGCAATCTGGTTAGTGTTTTTGGTAAACCAAATGCAGATTCATACCCGTCGTTTTTGACTTCTGCAGCCTTTTTAAGTTACTCTAACTCACTACAAGTGGTTCGTGTAGTTGACGCTACTGCTACTAATGCTAACGCATCTGGTACTGGAGTTTTGATTAAAAATGCTGAAGATTTTGATACACAGATGGATTCAGGTACATTAACAGAAGGTTTTTATGCACGTTACCCAGGAGCATACGGTAATAGCATTACAGTAGAAACTGCTGACGAAGCAGGATACGCAACTTGGGCATATGCAGGTGCGTTTGACGTATCTCCGGCTGCTTCTAACAGTGAAATGGCAATTGCCGTTTTAGTTGGTGGTGTTGTTGCTGAAGCACATATCGTTTCTACAGTTGACGGCAATAAGAACGCAGATGGCAATAACATCTTCGTTGAGAAAATCATTAACGACACATCAAAGTTAATCTTAGCAGTAAATGCTAACGTTGCTAATGGTACTGCTTCAACAGTTTTTGCTAATGGTGCTGACTCAGGTGTTGGTGAAGACGACTATAAACTAGGTTGGGACTTATTTGCTAATGCAGATGAAATTAATGTTTCTATTCTAGTTGCTGGTGGTGTTACTAATGAAGCAAAAGCAACTGCTTATGCCGTTCAAAAGTACATGGTTGAGTCTATTGCTGAAGTTCGTAAGGACTGTTTTGCAATGTTATCTCCTGCTAAAGAAGACGTAGTAAACGTTGGTGGTGCATCTACTGCAGTATCTAATGTTATTGCTTCACGTAAAGACGTATCATTTAATGTTGCTTCTTCTTACGGTTCTTTAGACGCTAACTACAAATACACATACGACAAGTATAATGACACATATCGTTGGATCGGTTTTAGTGGTGATACTGCAGGTTTACTTGCATACACTGACTCTACTCGTGACGCTTGGTGGTCACCTGCTGGTTTAAATCGTGGTCAAATTAAGAATGTTGTTAAATTAGCATACAACCCTTCTTCGACTTTACGTGACCAGTTATACATGTTACCTAATGGTATTAACCCAATCGTTTCTTTCCCAGGTCAAGGCACTGTGCTTTGGGGTGATAGAACTTTACTTACAAAACCTTCTGCTTTTGACAGAATCAATGTTCGTAGATTATTCATCGTTATTGAGAAAGCAATTGCAATTTCTGCTAAATACTTCTTGTTTGAATTTAACAACAAGTACACTCGTAGAAACTTTGTGAATATGGTTAATCCTTACCTTGGAGGAATTCAAGGAAAACAGGGTATGTATGACTTTTATGTTCAATGTGATGAGACAAACAATACTGGTGAAGTGATTGATGCTAACCAATTTGTTGCTAGTATGTTTATTAAACCTGCTAAGTCAATTAATTACATTACTTTGAACTTTGTTGCAACTAAAACTGGCGTTGACTTCTCTGAAGTTATCGGTCAGGTATAATAAGGGAGAATTAAAATGAATTACGATACTTTTAGTTCACAATTAAAATCACAGAACTACGCAAGAAGTAATCTGTTTGAAGTATTCATCGGACTAGCTGGACAAGACCAGAAGTTTGTTTGTAAGTCTGCTTCATTACCTGCTACTTCTGTTGGTGTTATTGAAGTTCCTTACCAGAACCGTAAGTTAAAGGTTCCAGGTGATAGAACGTTCCAAGATTGGACAGTTACAATTATCAACGATGAGTCTATGTCTGTACGTAAAGAATTACTTGCGTGGCAGAACGATATTCAAGGTTTCCAAAACTTTGGTTCTAATGGCGATACACCAAGAGATCACCACAGAATATTAACAGTTACTCCTATGGATAGAACCATGGGTGCAATTGGAGATACTGAGGTTGATTTATATGGTTGGCCTTCAGAGATCGGTTCTATCGATCTAAGTTGGGAAACTGCTGATACTGTACAAGAATACACAGTAACATTCAGTATTACTCATGATAATAGTGTTCAATAACCATTATAAATATTACTATAATATTAATTAATGGTTAGGATATACAATGGAATTATTCGGTTATAAAGTTGAAAAACAAATAGGTTCTGCGACGATTGAAAAGGGGTCAAACTCTTTCGTCCCGCCGGACTTAAACGATGGTTCCACTGTTATCAACGGTGGAGGAATAAACGCCTTCGCCACCAATTTTGACGTATCTTTCAAAAACCAGAAAGATTTGATTGGGCAATACAGAGAAACTTCACAAAATCCCGAGGCAGAACTTGCTATCGACGATGTTGTTAATGAAGCAATTGTATTGGACCCATATAAGGACGCGGTATTGATTCATCTGGATAAACTAGATGCTTCAGATAATATCAAGAAAGTTATTACAGAAGAATTTGATGTAATTACTAGAAAACTAGAATTTAATAATTCTGGACCTGATATTTTTAAGCGTTGGTACGTTGATGGTGCTATTCACTATCACATAATTTTTGACAATGATAATGTCAAGAAAGGTATTAAGGAGTTGAGATATATCGACTCTATGGATATCAAGAAAGTAAAAGAAGTAACAAAAGATAAAGATAAAAATGGCATAGAAGTAGTTAAGAAAGTAGACGAATATTGGGTTTACAATACAGAAACTATGACTGGCATACAATCTTTAAGAGTTGCAGATGAGTCGATCGCCACTTCGGATAGTGGTTTATTTGATTCAGGAAAAGAAGTTACATTGTCTTATTTACATAAAGCAATGAAACCTATTAATCAACTTCGTATGCTAGAAGATGCGATGGTGATTTACAGAATTACAAGAGCACCAGAAAGACGTGTGTTCTATATTGATGTTGGTAATCTTCCTAAAACGAAGGCTGAGCAATATCTTAGAAACATCATGAACAAGTTTAAAAACAAAATGGTTTATGATGCTTCGACTGGTAAAGTCAAAGACGGTAAGAATTCAATGTCTATGATGGAAGATTTTTGGTTACCAAGAAAAGAAGGTGGGCGTGGTACTGAAGTTACTACATTGCCTGGTGGTCAAAACTTAGGTGATATGGACGACGTGATGTATTTTCAAAAGAAAGTATATCAAGCACTTCATGTTCCACCATCTAGAATGGATCAAGACCAAACATGGGGATTTGGACGTTCTGGTGAAATTAGCAGAGACGAATTGAAGTTTACTAAGTTTGTTTCTAAGTTAAGAAAACGTTTTTCAGATTTATTCTTTACCTTACTTCGCACTCAATTGATTGCGAAGGGTATTATAAGTAAGAGTGAATGGAACGTTTATAGAGAACAAATTGAGTTCGTATTTGCGGATGATGGTTACTTTAGTGAAATAAAGAAACTTGAAATGATGAACCAAAGAATTGAAATGTTAGATACTATTACTAACGGTGAAATGATTGGTCGTTACTACTCTATTGAATGGGTACGTAAGAACATCCTTATGCAAACGGACGAAGAAATTGCCGATATGGATAAGTTGATGGCAAAAGAAAAAGGAGACACACCTACAGATGATGAAGGTATGTCTACCGATACATATTAAAATTAAGGAAATATTATGAGCAATTTAGAAAATTTAATTAAATACGCAAGAGAAAAGAAAGCAACTGCGTTTAAAGACACATTTACTGCAGAAATATCAGATAGAGTATCCGCAAAATTAGATTCAATGAAACAATCAATTGCTAAGACAATGTTTGCTAAAGCAGATAAGTAACTCNGGAGAAGATTCATGAAAATGTTTAAACAAATAAGAGAAGAACTAGAAGACGAAACGTTGGATGTATATACGTTTACTTCTGAGCAGTGGGACGAATTGTCAGAAGAAGAACAAGACGACTTTGAAGACTTTGAAGTTGACGGTGAATATGAAGCAGAAAACGGTTCTTCTATTTGGGTTGTTGGTGACGAAGAGTTTGATGTTTTAGGTGTTATGGATGACGAAGACGATATTGAAGAAGCAACTAAATATTCAGGGCGTTCTCGTAGACAAGTTCATATGACTCAAATTAAAAAACGTCGTATGAAAGGTCGCAATAGACAACAGAAACTTAAAACTAACATCAAACGTAAGAAGGCAAATAATAAAATTAAAATCAAACGTAATAGATTAAAAATCACAAGACGTTTTGGTAGTGGTGATAAGTCTGGACGTTCTGGTAAGATTGGTGCTCAACGTAAGAGACGTGGTGGCAGAACAATTACACATAAAGGTTAAAGGAGAATATTATGAGATTAACAGAATCAATTAATAATGTATTGAATGAATCAATTCCAGGTCCAGTTTTAAAATCAGCAAAGAGTGATTTTAAAAAGGCAAAAGGAAGTTTTGACGGAGCAGTAGATTATCTAGGTGATATTGCAGACGATATCAGAACATATGATCCGAAGACTGCTGCACGAGTAACGGAATTATACAGACAGATGTTGAAGGTACAATCCACTTTCGGTAAAGTTAAACTTTAGGAGAAACGTTATGAGACTAATTTCCGAAATAAATGAATCAGTAAATTACATCACTGAAGGTAAAGGCAAAGACCTTTATATTGAAGGTGTATTTTTACAAGCAGATTTAAAGAATCGTAATGGACGTATGTATCCTGGTGCGATTATGGAAACCGAAGTTAAACGTTATACTGAAACGTACATCGATAAGAAACGTGCGTTTGGTGAATTAGGACATCCTGATGGACCTACGATTAACCTTGACCGTGTATCTCATATGATTACGGCATTAGTTAAAGAAGGAAGTAACTACATTGGTAAAGCAAAAGTTACGGACACTCCTCACGGAAACATTGTAAAGAATTTAATTAACGAAGGAGCTCAACTAGGTGTATCATCACGTGGTATGGGTACGTTAAAGGCCAATAAACAAGGAATTCAAGAAGTACAAAGTGACTTCTACCTTGCTACTGCCGCAGATATTGTGGCAGACCCCTCTGCACCAGATGCATTTGTAAATGGCATCATGGAAGGAAAGGAATGGGTTTGGGACAACGGAGTTATCAAGGAACATGATATTGCAGAAATGAAGAAAGAGATTGAGTCTACGAGTAAATCTAAACTAACTGGTTTAGAAGCACGTATTTTCGAGAAATTTATGAGTGGTTTGTAATAAATAGTTAATTGTTAAAGTAATTAGTTTTATAAATAATAGTAATTAGAAATAAAAACTAATTTAAGATTATAATCAAAATATATTAGGAGAACCTAAGATGAAGTTAAAAACAGAAACTGGCGAAATGTTAGTTCTAGATGAAGCACAGGAATTTTATATTTCTGAAGATGCTAAATCTGACACTTCAATTGATGTATCTGAAGTTGATGCGTTATTAGAGTCTGGCGATTTAGAAATCGTTGCAGAAGAGTCTGATGAAGTTGTTGAAGCAGCTGCACCAAAAGCAACTAAGTTAAAGAAGAAAAAGATTAAGGCAGATGGTTCTGGCGAAGTTGAAGTATTCGAAGACGAAGACGAAGATGGTGACGACGAAGACGAAGATGACGAAGTTGAAGAAGACAAAAAAGTTATTGCTAAAGAAGAAGTAGAGTTAGAAGTAGATGTTAAGGAAGACATGAACGCATTGTTCGACGGTCAAGAATTAACTGAAGATTTCAAAACTCGTACAACTTTAGTATTTGAAACTGCTGTTAAATCAAACGTTAAAGCAAATTTAGCATTAATTGAAGAGAAGATGGAAGCAGAATTAACTGCTAAAACTGATGCTCTTTTAGAAGATGTTACTGCTAAACTAGACGGATACCTTGATTACATGGTAACTGAATGGGTTGAAGAGAATGCTGTTGCGGTTGAAAATGGACTTAAAAATGAAATCCTTGAAGATTTTGTTGGTGGTTTACAGACATTATTTGCTGAAAATTACATTGAGATTCCAGAAGACAAATTCAACGTAGTTGATGAGCAAGCAATTGAAATTGCTGGTCTTAAAGAAGAATTAGACGCAGAAATGAATAAGAATGTGGAAGCACGTTCAGCATTGAATGATGCTACTGCGAAAGATATTTTCGGTACAGTTTCTGAAGATTTGACTATGACACAAGTTGAAAAACTTACTTCTCTTGCAGAAGGTGTTGTATTTGAAGACGCAGAATCTTATACAGAAAAGTTAGAAACTCTGAAGGAAGCATACTTCCCTACAGAAGAAAGGAAAGAAGAAGTGATTGCTGAAGGTAAAACTGAAGTAAAAGATTCTGAAGAAATGAGCGAATCAATGAAACGCATCGTATCTTCACTTTCAAGTTCAAAAGAAGCAAGCATCTTAGGTGCTTAACATTTATAGTTAATAAGGAGAAAACATAATGTTTTTATCAGAAGAAATTAAAGATAAGTGGCAGCCGGTTATGGAGCATGCAGATGTTCCAAGCATTAAAGATGCTACTAAACGTGCAATCACTTTACGTCTTTTAGAAAATCAACAAACTGCGTTAGATGAAGCTAACGTTACAGGTGCTAATGTAGATAACTGGGATCCTATCCTAATCTCATTAGTTCGTCGTACTATGCCACAATTAATGGCATATGACACAATTGGTGTACAACCAATGTCAGGTCCTACAGGTCTTATCTTTGCAATGAAATCTCATTACACTGGTGAAGCATCTACTGGTGCTGAAGCACTTACTTTACCTGCTGGAGCTCCTGATACGGACTTCGCTGGTGACGATGGTACTGCTGATGCAATGACTACTGCTCAAGGTGAAGCATTAGGTGGATTTGGTGGCGGTGCTACTACTTACAACGAAATGTCTTTCTCAATTGAGAAGTCTAGTGTTACAGCTAAGACTAAGGCTCTTAAAGCAAAATACTCTTTAGAGTTAGCACAAGACCTTAAAGCAATCCACGGTTTAGATGCTGAGACTGAATTGTCTAACATCCTTTCTGGTGAGATCCTTGCTGAAATCAATCGTGAAATCATCACTACTATTAGTTCACAAGCAACTGCTGGTGCAACTACTGGTACTACTTTAGCAGGAACGTTTGACGTTGCTGATGCAGTTGATAACCGTGGTGCTCGTTGGGGTGGTGAACGTTATAAGTCACTACTTGTACAAATCAACCGTGAAGCAAACTTAATTGCTAAGAACACTGGTCGTGGACGTGGTAACTGGTTAATCGTATCTCCAGATGTTGCATCTGCTCTTGATATGGTTTCTGGTCTTGCTGAGCCTTCAATGTCTCTTGACAATGGTGCTCAACCTGACGTTACTAACAGTGTATTCGCTGGTACATTAGGTGGTAAGTTTAAGGTTTACGTTGACCAATTTGCATCTGCTGATACAGTAGTTGTAGGTTTTAAAGGTTCTAACATGTATGATGCTGGTATGTTCTACTGCCCATACGTTCCTTTACAAATGATGAAGTCAATCGGTGAAGAAGATTTCCAACCGCGTCTTGGATTCAAGACTCGTTATGGTATGACTCATAACCCATTTGCGACTGGTACTGCTGGTGCAAACCCGTACTTCCGCAAGTTTACTGTTACTAACCTGTAATAGTTAAAAAGTTTCCCCTACCTTGGGAAAACCGTTGAGTCTATACCTAAACCCATAGACTCTCATGAAACCCCCTTAATTGGGGGTTTTTTGTGGGCGATTATAAATTATTATAAATATAGGTATGAAAAATCAAAATTTAAACCTCGCAAAATCAACCAATTATAAATTAGTTATTGGGGCAATCCCAGGCGTTGACCTATGGTTGAAAACAGCAATGTTGCCTACAATTACAACAAACGAAGTTCCAATCGCAAACCCAGTTGTTGGTAATATTTACAGACCTACTTCTACTCCAGTTTATGCACCATTAATGGTAACGTTTCTTGTTGATGAAGATTTGAGTAATTATAATGAAGTATTAAAATGGATGTATGAATCATCAGGTCCGGATGCATCAAAACGAACGGTAAATGACGCAGATATGATGCATGATGCATCACTACACATTCTATCAAATAACAAGAATGCTACTGATATGGTATATACATTCCATAATATGTTCCCAACTATTCTTGGAGAATTGCAGTTTAATAATGAATCGGCAGAAGAACTCCTTACCGATATAACACTTCAATTCGACTATATGACATTTACTCAAAAATAACTTGACATTTAGACAAAAGTATAGTATAATATCTATATGAATATAGAACAATTAGAAACCCAAGTAGATAAAGATTTATACCTAGACGAAACAATTCTAGCAAAAGAATCTTTAGCAACACCACTCAAACACAACAAATACCTTAAAATGGTACTTCGTGAACGTTTGAAATTAAAGAAATTAAAAACCGAACTATATAGAGTATCATTAGGTAGAACTAACTATTACAACGGAAACGACCCAGACCCATATGAATATGTGTTAAAGGACAGAGAAGTTAAAGAATACGTTAAGATTGACCCAATGGTGGTTGAGGCAGATGCCCGAGTTGCACTACAAGAAGAATTAGTTAAATATCTAGACGAAGTTTGTAAAATGTTTGTGATACGTGGGTTTGCGATAAAGAACGCTTTAGACGTAATGAAATATCATCAAGGGTTGGTATAATTAAATTATGAGTGATATAGTAGTAACAATTAAAGATGATGTATTTTTACGAGTAGAATCGGAAATGGGTATTGCTCATGAACTATCTTCTTTCTTTACGTTTGAAGTACCAGGCGCAAAGTTTATGCCTGCATACAGGTCAAGGCAGTGGGACGGAAAAATAAGATTGTTCAACGTATTTGGTGGCGAAGTTTATGTGGGACTAATAAACTATATCATTGAGTTTGCTAAACATCGTAATTACACAATAGAATACCCTCAATTAGGAGACCAAGAGTCCCTTGAATCAACTGAGACGTTTATTAAGGGGTTAAATCCGCACTCTAATGGAAACCCTATACTACCCTACGACTATCAAATAAACGCCGTTAATTGGGGGATTACGGAGTCCAGAGCACTCCTATTATCTCCAACATCGTCAGGCAAATCTTTCATGATTTACGCATTGACTCAATACTACCGAAAGAAGTTAAACGAGAAGATTTTAATTATCGTACCTACTACATCGTTGGTTGAACAATTATATAAAGACTTTAAAGATTATGCGTCTGAATTAGACCCAACGTTCTCCGAGGACAACGTTCATAGAATTTATTCTGGTAAAGAAAAAGTTACAGATAAACAAATCATTATCACTACATGGCAATCAATTTATAAATTAAAGAAACCATTCTTTGAACAGTTTGGGTGTGTTATCGGTGACGAAGCACATAACTTTAAAGCAAAATCATTAACAAGTATTTTAACGAAAATGACTGATTGTAAATATAAGTTTGGATTCACTGGTACACTTGATGGGACGACTACACATAAATTAGTGCTTGAGGGATTATTTGGTGCTATCAGAAAGGTAACTACTACTAAAGAATTAATGGATTCTGATACAATTTCAAAGTTACACATTGAAGCAATTACCTTTAAATATGATGACGCAGAAAGAAAGTTCGTAAAACCGATGACATATCAAGAAGAAATTGATTTTCTAATTGGACATGTAAAACGTAATAAATTTATTTGCGATTTAACTTTAAGTAGAACTAAAAATACATTAGTGTTATTTCAATTTGTAGAAAAACATGGAAAACATTTATTCAATTACTTAAAAAAGAAAGAACCAAACAGACCAATATTTTTCGTATCAGGGAGTACAAAAGTTGATGAAAGGGAACGTATTAGAGAGATTACCGAGAGTAGTTCAAATGCCATTATTGTTGCTTCATACGGTACTTATTCTACTGGTATCAATATTCGCAATCTTCATAACATTATTTTTGCTCACCCCAGCAAGTCTCGTATCAGAAATTTACAGTCAGTTGGTAGAGGTTTACGAAAGAGTGAAGGAAAAGGTAAAGCAACGTTATTTGACATAAGTGACGACTTATCATGGAAGAAACACAAGAACTTTTCATTGAAACATTTCATTGAAAGAATAAAGATTTACAACACAGAAAAATTTGATTATAAACTAAGGACAATAA